ATGGACAAAGATTGAAAGTAATTTATATACTCAAGCGGTTTATTACGAACCAACTCGTTTAGCATCATTCTACGATTACGAATCTATGGAATATACACCAGAGATATCTGCAGCATTAGACATTTATGGAGAAGAATCAACAACAGTTGATGAGAATGGATATATGTTACAAATTTATTCTGAATCAAAAAGAATAAAATCTATACTAGCTGATTTATTTAACAATGTGTTAGACATTAATACAAACTTAACTATGTGGACAAGAAATACTTGTAAATATGGTGATAACTTTGTGTACCTAAAATTAGATTCTGATAAAGGTATTGTTGGTTGTATGCAATTACCAAATATTGAGATTGAACGTTTGGAAAGAGGTATGGCAGCCAAATCTGCAAATCTTGAAGAACCGGCGGAAAACAAAGGATTAAGATTCAAATGGAAAGCCAAAGATATGGAGTTTAACTCTTGGGAGATTGCGCATTTTCGTTTATTAGGTGATGATAGAAAACTTCCTTATGGTACTTCTATGTTAGAAAAAGCAAGACGTATTTGGAAACAATTATTATTATCTGAAGACGCGATGTTGATTTATAGAACTTCAAGAGCACCGGAGAGACGTGTATTCAAAGTATTCGTTGGTAATATGGATGACAAAGATGTTGAAGCGTATGTACAACGTGTCGCAAACAAATTTAAACGTGACCAAATTGTTGACGCTAAAACGGGTAATGTGGATATGAGATTTAATCAAATGGCGGTAGACCAAGATTATTTTATTCCGGTTCGTGACCCGGCAGCAACAATGCCAATTGAAACTTTACCGGGAGCTCAAAACTTATCCGAGATTGCCGATATTGAATATATCCAAAAGAAATTATTAACGGCACTTCGTGTTCCTAAAGCGTTTTTAGGGTTTGAAGAAACTGCTGGTGATGGTAAAAATTTATCTTTAATGGATATTCGTTTCGCAAGAACTATCAATAAGATTCAAAAATCTATGATTGCCGAATTAAATAAGATAGCGATTATTCATTTATTTTTATTAGGATTTGAAGATGAGTTATCCAACTTTACATTAGCATTAACTAATCCATCATCACAAGCGGATTTATTAAAAATTGAACTTTGGAAAGAAAAAATTGCATTATATCAACAAGGTGTTACGGCAATTGCGGGTATTGCACCGGTATCAGTATCTTGGGCTAAAAAACATATTTTAGGATTCTCAGATGAAGATATTAAATTAGATTTACAACAACAAAGAATTGAAATGGCAGTTGGTGCAGAATTAACCAATACCGCAACAATCATTACTCATACAGGTATATTTGATAATATTGATAAATTATATGGTAACTCAACATCCGGAGCAACTGCCGGTGGAGCGGCACCATCATCACCCCCACCACCGGGAGGTGGAGGAGGCTTCGGAGGAGGTGGAATGGAAGATTTAGGTGGTCCTGAACCGGGTGGAGCTCCTGAGGCACCTCCGGGACCTGAACCGGGAGGAGATGCCGGTGTGACACCTGAATCATTTAAAAGAGATAATTTAAAAATATTGGTAGAACAAAGTACATTAACTGAAGATGAATCATATATTGATTTATCAAAAGGAAAAAATTCTTTAGGGGATATTGAGACACAATTAAGTAAACTTCTAAAAGATTAGATATTTATAATAAAAATTAGATATGAAAAATTTTGGTTTATTAAAAACAAAGATAGAAAATGTGTTATTAGAATCATATGCTAACGACACATTCAAAAACGAATTAAAAACATTTAAGAAACTTGTTATAGAAAATAAAAACATTAGTAAATTATTTTACCTATACGATGAATTAAGTTCTCCTAAGTCATTAAATGAATCTTATTGTAATGAATATATTAACGAATGTATTAAAATTTACGAGAATACCGTAAACAAAATTAAACAATCCGACATCAATAAATTAGTTGATTGGGTTGGAAATAAAAATGTTGAAAGTAACTATACCGATATTGATACTTTATTTTCTACAGATGTTTTAACTATTGAGTCAAAAATTAAAAGTAGAAAAGTTATTGCGGAATCTCTTAAAAAATTAACAGTAACAAAAACTGAAGGTATTGACCTACCATTATCAACTATGGTAAGTGTTGCAAATAAAACTATTAAAAGTTATATTGATGGTTTAAATGAATCCGATAAAAAAGAACTAATTGCTTTATTGTCAGAAGATGATTCAACTTTGAATGAAAAATATAACACACTTAAAGAAGGTGTTGTTATTAAACTAACGGAAATGAAAAATGATAGCACTGACTCTTCAATGCAAACAAGAATTGATGAAACAATCTCAAAAGTAATTTCTGAAAAATACGACAAACTAACTTACTTCAAACTTAAAAATCTAAAAGAAAATCTTTAATTATCGTTTGATTTAAATTTTTTCTGAACATACTTAGCTTTTGAAAGACCGTCACGTTTAATTACTGACGGTTTTTTAAATTCTTTTCTTTTTGACAATTCAGAACTTTGACGGGTTTTAATTACTTTACTTTTATAGAGTTTTAAAGCTTTCTCAATTGTAAGGTTATTATTTAATTTTACTATTAGCATATAATACATATATCTTCTTCCTACAAAAAAGTTTTGACATTACATATAAAAATACCTATTATTTTTAAAAATAAACGGGAAAATATGAAAATTAATGAAAAAGGGAAAAACTTCTTTCCTACAAGGTTTCAAAACAGCAAAAATTGTTTATGGAACGGTGGATTCAATCAATCTTAAATCTCTCTACTTAAACATCCAAACTTGGGTCGAACCAATTTACGAATGTGATAATTGGACAAGAACAGTTCTTAACCTAAGTAGAAGTATCAAACACTCAATATACGAGTCGATAAACAAACAAATATTTGATGAAAAATTTATTGTCGATTTAGATTTAAGGTCTAGCGGACTTAATCTAAATAAAAAATCATTTATGAATCTTGAAATAAATTTTTACATAATCCAAGAAGATTTAGATTTTAAGGGTAAAGAAATTAAACAAAATTTACAACAAATAACAGAACAAATTTTTAATGACAATTTTTTAAAAAATGAAAATTTTAATTTTTATCTAACCAAAAAGAGTAAAATCAGTACAGAATTGCTACAAACCGAGAATGTTTAATATTTATAAATAAAACATTCAAAATGAATTTAAGAATATTACAACCAAATGAATCAGGAAAAGGTATATTAGTTGAGTACGACGCAGGTTATATTAACCCAACGGAATCACGTAATGTTGAAATTATACGAGAATCTAATGGAATATTGGACCACTCAAAACCTATTGAATTTTATGCTGTATTACAAAAATATAATACCCCAAATAGAAATGGTAGATTATACCCTGAACGCATATTAAAAAGAGAAGCCGAGAATTATAAAAAAATGATTACAAAGGGTACCGCTCTATCTGAGTTAAATCACCCGGAATCATCTCTAATCGATTTAGATAGAGTGTCTCACTCTATCACAGAAGTATGGTGGGAAGGAAATGTGCTAATGGGGAAAATTAAATTACTCACTTCTCCGGGTTATCACGAAAGTGGAATTTGTTCCACTAAAGGTGACATAGCCGCTAACTACCTTAGACAAGGTGTTACATTGGGGATATCCTCAAGAGGGGTAGGGTCACTTAAAAAAATTGGGGAACAGAACGAAGTTCAAGACGATTTTGAATTAATTTGTTTTGACTTAGTATCATCACCTTCAACTCCGGGAGCATATCTATTCTTAAATAAAGAAGATAAAAATCTATATGATGAGAACTTAGAAGAGGAGAAAAAAATGAGTGTTGAAAGACACGTTGGAGATTCCGGAAACAAATCGCTTGACTTAATGAAAAAATTAAACGATTATTTGGGATACTAAATAAATAACAAAAAATGGAAGAAAAGTATTTTATCGCAAAAGTTACCTTAGATTCACTTGATGAGGCGTCAGGTAAGATTAAAAAATTAAGAGAAGAAAAATTAGTAAGTGGTTATAACCCTACTGACGTTGAGGCGAAAGTTACTAAAGTTTTCGAACATTATACAATGGAGTGGAGAATCACTGCGATTGTAGAAAGTAAAATCAATGAAGTAATTGAGTAATTAAAATTTTAATTATTAAACAAAAGAGGACTATATGTCCTCTTTTTTTATGCTTTTTTATTTATGGAGATATTTATTAATGTATAAAAAACCTGATGTGATTTGAGTTTAATTTAAACTTTTTTCATATTGGGAGATATTTATATATTAAAAACTATATAAAAACAATGGCAAAAGAAAAATCTTTAGTTGAA